AAGTGGAGATTGAAGTTAGGAGGTTTGCGATGGTCGATGAGGATATTAAACCGGAACAAACAGACCATCTACTACGCGCTCTATGAGGGCAAAGTTCCTCTTAGAGACGAATACGGCAACGAAACAGGCGAGTATGCTATCCAGCACTCGCCGCCGGTAGCGGTCAGGCTGAATGTCTCTGCTGCAAGAGGGGAGAGTGCGACAAGGGCGTTCGGTGAGTCGGAGGATTACGACAAGATATTAGTTACTAACAAGACGCATCTGCCTATTACCCCGACAAGCCTTCTATGGGTTGATGTTCCACCGCCAGCGATGCCTGATTACAGCGTTAGGAGGATAGCTAGAAGTCTTAACTACCTCTCTATCGCAGTAAGTAAAATTCGATGATGAAAACAATCACTATGACCTTAGATAGCAAAGACATCGCAAGAGCTATCCGAGAAGTCGAACAGTACCGAAACGAGCTTAACCTCAAGGTATCGCGATTAGTTGAGGCCCTCACCGACAGCGGAGTTGTGATAGCACAAATGCAAGTTAAGGCACTAGACGCAATTTATACCGGCGAATTGCTAACAAGTATCGAAGGCTATTTTAGCCCCTCGACCAACGTAGGCATCATCATCGCAGGAGCACCTTACGCCGCGTATGTAGAGTTTGGGACAGGTATAGTGGGCGCTGGCGCACCTCACCCCACACCGCTAGGGTGGACATATGACGTAAATAGCCACGGCGACGCAGGCTGGTGGTATCTGAACCCAAGAGACGGGCGTGTGCATTGGACAAAGGGTATGAAAAGCCGACCGTTTATGTATAACACCGTTCGGGAGTTAGAACAAATTTGTGCAAGAGTAGCAAGGGAGGTATTCGGGCGTGATTAGTATAGAGAACGAAGTTTTCAACACGTTAGCTACCGCGTTACGTGCCGTATACAATCCCATTTCCATATTTGGGGAGTATGTCAAAGCTCCTCCTGTGTTCCCATGTGTGACTATCGAAGAAAAGGACAATTATGTCTACGAACGGTCACAGACAAGCCCTAATATCGAAAACCACGCTGGGCTTATGTACGAAGTCAATGTGTACTCTAGCCGACCGAGTGGGAGAAAGTCTGAGTGCAAAGACATCTTCGCTTTAATCGACAACGTGTTGGGGGGGATAGGATTCACTAGAACGACGCTTAATTCTTTCTCACATGAAGAAGATGCAACCGTCTATCGAATGGTCGGTAGGTACAAAGCGGTCGTATCGTTCGACCGAAAAATTTATAGGAGGTAATATAAAATGGCTATTAGTACACAAGGTGTAACTCTCAAGTGGGGTACAACCGCTATAAACGTTGCGAAGGTTGTCGACATCAAGAATTTCCCTGACCTCGGCGGTGCTCCCGAGCTTTTAGAAACCACTACTCTTACTGACGCCGCACAAGCATTTATTAACGGCATTCAGTCGCAGGGGGCAATGGAGTTTACTTGTAACTACACTCGGGCCGATTATGTGGCAGTCATGTCTAATGCTGGGGCCAATCTGTTCTACGAGCTAGATTTTGGCACTGAGGGTGTGTTTGCATGGCGCGGAGAGCATACAGCGTGGGTAGTCGGTGCGGGGGTAAATGCTGTAACCGAAATGGTTGTTAGTATCGCACCGTCGACAAGGCCGACACTCAAGACACCGTAGTTAGGGGGAATATAAGTGTCTAAATCAATCACTTTTGAGTACCAAAATGTGAGTTACACCCTCGAATTTACGAGGAAATCCATTGAAACCATGGAGCGTCAAGGCTTTGTTGCGGCTGATATTGCCGAGAAGCCCATGCTTACGCTTCCTACGCTGTTTGCAGGCGCATTCTTGGCACATCACCGTTACCTTAAGCGGGAAACCATTGACCAAATCTTCTACAAGCTCTCCAACAAACAGGAATTGATTGGGAAGCTTGCCGAGATGTATAACGAGCCGATACTTGCCTTAATGGACGAGCCAGAGGACAACGAGGGAAACGTGAAGTGGGGGGCGAGCTGGTAAAGCCAGCTTCCCCTCTTACTTACACCGAGCAATTCAAACAGCACTTACCTTTCTATCTGTCGATAGGAATGACATACGACCAATATTGGGATGGCGATTGTGAGTTACCTAAATTCTACCGCCAAGCCCATGAGTTGAGGTTACGGCAGACAAATCATCACCTTTGGTTGCAGGGTATGTATTTCTACGAAGCATTGTGTGACGTGTCGCCAATCCTCCATGCTTTTGCGGAGAAGGGGACAAAGCCTCACCCGTACCCTAGCAAACCATATGCTGTGTCCCGACAAGAAATGCAGGAACAGGCAGAAACCAACCGACGGAAAGCCAAGGCGGTGTTTGAGGCATGGGCGGCGAGCTTGAAAAATCTGCCGGAAGGGAGTGAGAACGCGTGACTGTTATTGACAGACTTCAAATTGAAATCGCGGCAGATTCACAGCAAGCGGCGAAAGGTATAGATGTTCTTGTCGCCACTCTCGGTCGGCTACAAGCCGCCACAAAGGGCGGCGCGGGGCTTGCGGCAGTTAGTCATCACATGAGAAATATCAATGCCGCAGTCAATGCCATGCAAGCCCCTACCACCAAGATTGCGGAGCTGGTGGCGGCATTAAAACCGCTTGAAACCATAGGTAAGGGTAATCTAAATTCGGCGATTAACTCACTCAAGCGTCTGCCTGAGTTGAGTAAATCGCTTGCCGCTATCGACATGGGAGCGTTCGCAACACAAATCCAGAGGGTTACGACCGCTATTGCGCCGCTTGCCGCCGAGATGAACAAAGTCGCGGCGGGCTTTAGTGCGCTCCCTGCGCGGATCCAGAAGGTGATAACGCAGAATGAAAGGCTTACCGCCTCGAATAATCGGACTAGAAAATCCTTTGGGGTCTTGGGGACAGGGTTAAGTCAATTGCAGGTGCAACTGGGGTTATATTATCTGGCGGCACAGCGAATCGCCACCGTAATGGCCTCGTGGTTGAGAGAAAGTAACGCCTATGTGGAAAATGTCAATCTGTTTACTGTCGCCATGGGGCAATTTGCAGATGAAGCCTTTGAGTATGCCAGGCAAGTGTCGGCAGTAATGGGTATAGATATATCCCAATGGATACGCAACCAAGGTATTTTCATGCAGATTGCGACAGCGTTTGGGATTGTGCAAGACAAGGCTTACCAGCTAAGCAAGGGTCTTACTCAAATCTCATATGACATAGCCTCGTTCTTCAATATCCCAATCCCTACCGCGTTTCTAAAGGTGCAGTCTGGTATCGCGGGTGAGTTAGAGCCACTACGTAGGCTAGGTTATGCCTTAGATATTGCCACCCTACAACACGTGGCATACAGGCATGGGATTACCATGAGTATAAATACCATGACGCAGGCACAGAAAGCACAGCTTCGTTACATCGCCATTATTGAACAGAGTGGAAATGTAATGGGCGATATGTCTAGGACGCTTGTCACTCCTGCTAATGCGTTGAGGATACTCTCGCAACAAGTGACAATGTTCCGCAGGGCGTTAGGCGACCTAATTAGCACTGTTCTTGTTCCGCTGATTCCTTACATCCAAGCACTTGTGCGAGTGGCTACAAACGCCGCTAATTCTCTTGCTAAAATAATGGGCTTTACGCTACCCAAGATTGATTACTCCGGTCTCAAGGGATTAAGTAGTGGTGCAGAGGGTGCAGAGAGCGCAATGGACGGAGCGACAGAAGCTGCCAAGGCGCTTGCGAACGCCACAGCGGGGTTCGATGAATTAAACATTATCGCTCCTACGGCAACAGCGGCAAACGAACAGGGAGCAGGAGGCATGGACTTACCCCTAGACATTGTTGCCTACGAGGGCTTTCTGAGCAAAGTTCGGAGTCAGATTGACAAGATTGCTGACGAGATTCAGAAGCCGTTTGAGGGATTACTCGAAACAGCCGTAAAAATCGGGGTAGCTATCGCCGCATGGAAAATCTCGGCGTCGCTATACGCGGTCGCCAAAGGTCTTTCGGTAGCGTTTGCGAACATCAAAGCCCAGCTAGTAGGACTAACAGGCATTGCCGCTATTAAAACCGCTCT